TTGACTTTCTGTTATATGTAGATCTTAGCGGTACTTTGCCCTTCTCATCTCTTTTTCTTGTTCTTCATTTAAATAATCAAAATAAACCGACCAAATAACTAGCTCTTCTTCTGTGACTTTTTGATTTAATTCTTGCAACGTATAACCTAACTCTTTTGCTACTCCTAATTGAAGTAATAAAAAATTATCTTTTTTCAGTTCTTCCTTTAGTCTTTTGGGTCAAGGTCATTTGCCTCCTGCTGATTTGGCAAAATTGCCATCATTACTTTATCCATTATTTCAGCGCGTACTTCGTGCCTCATCTCATCAATTTGACCAGCTTGAAACATTCTTCTTCCGTCTTGAAATGTTGCTTTTGAAACAAATAAACGAATAGCAAAAGCGTTCATATCGTCTTTTGTTCCCTTTAAGGCTTGCTCTCTTTCAGCCATTGTTAACGGTGTTGCCCAAAACTCAAAGTCTGTTCCATCAGTAAGCCTTACAACTTTTTTTTCTAGTACTAAATTAGATGCTTTCTTAAGCCTTTCTAATGGGCTTAGCTTCGTTTTTGATGTAGCCATTTTAAATAACTGGGGTTGTATATACAAATTTAGACAATAAAAAACCCTTGAGCAACATTAACTCAAGGGTAGTAACCGATTATTAAGCTGAAGTGCTTAAATCAAATGTAGGTGCATTGTTAGGTCTAAAGGCAACTTCAACCATTTGTGCATCATCTGGATTAACAGAAAAACTTGCAGAAAGTAAAACAGCATCCATTGAAATGCTTCTACTTAAAGCTTCTGTTGCTTGTTTATCTTGATAAAGCCTAAACGCTGCGCCTACTTGCTGACGTTGTAAAACATCTTCTACAAGTCTGTTAGATAACGCAGCATCTTCGTCTGTGACGTAAACACTTGCACTTCCATTGCCATCAGCAAAGCCAGAAATGTAAGTTTTAAACGGTGCATATTGACCAACTGATTGACCAATAGTTGTTACGTCAATTTCACTTCTTGTTACTTCAAAATTCCAAGATTGAACTTGACCAACTGAAGCAAAATCACTGTAATAAACTTCAAATTCATTAGGAGCTGCGGCTGTTCCAACGTCAGTTAGGTTTACAGCAGAACCTCCATTAGTTGCTGAAACAGTCATTGCTCCTGAGCTTGCTGTGTAAGTCTTAACAAAATACTCAGTTCCAGCAGTTAAGCCAGCAGGGACAGTCCCTGTTCCAGCTCCTCCTGTGGAAGAATTAACAACTTTAAATTTAACTGGATCACCTACTTTTAAATTTAGGTAAGCTTGAACAACCATAGTTTCAGTACCTATGGTGACATCAGAGGGGCTGAAGGTTCCTGTAGTACCAGCAGGTTTGTAGTACAAGGCTCCAGACGTACCTGATAAAACAGTAACAGCCATTGGATTGGGTTAGTCTAAGTATGCGTCAAATGTAGCTGAGAATTGCGTTTGAAAAAACGCTTCTTGCTCTGCTGGTCTTATTGTAGCTGGTCCAGAAGAAGGATCAAAAATAATACTGCTAAACTTCGCTCTGTCAAATTTATCTTTAATTCGTTCTGCAATTGTGTAGTTAGCTCCAGCTCCTACTCCTGCTGGTGTAAAAACATTAATAGTTAAAGTTCCTGTTTGCCTGTTAAATGATTTGCCAGTAGAAGGTGCTTCTAACGTTGCATAGTTATTACTGCCAAATAAAAGATAAACAGCAATCCAAGGTGTGTTGTTTGGTGGAGTAAATGGAGCGTTTTGATAATTAACAGGATAAGCAGGACTCAGTGCCATCTCCGTAGCTATACGGCCTTCAATCGCGGCTCTAACGTCATTTAAAGTACTGCTCATGTGCTATCCCTGCCTATTCGTTTTGCATTAGTTTGAATCCAACCTTGCATATCTTTAGCAATTTGATCAATCCACCCTGGATTGGCTTGCTTACTGTGTCCTGCTGCTAAGGCTTCTGCATAAGGAAGTGAATTATGAATTGTGTAGGAATTTCCAATTTTTTCATTCCCTACGGTGTAATTCATACCTCTTGGAGGAGTTTCACCCAAGCCTTCTCCTCCGTCGTATTCTCCAATAGCGTCTTCTCCTATTTGCCAACTATTTTGAAAACGTCCTTTATCAACAGGACTTTCTTGTTTTAATAATGTGTCTGTTTGCAAGACAGCCTGACTAAGCAAAGCGTTCATTCTTTGCTCAATAACAAAAGCAAATTTTTCAGGCTTTGGGCCTTTCCATTTAGCAGCCATTACGACCTCAAAATAAGTTCATAACTAATAGCAGTATTACCTTGTTCTGTTGTCTCGATCCTAATAATTTGATGAACTGTAGAACTAATAACAACTCGATCTGAAACAGTGGGAGTGTAATCCAAATCGGACGCAGCAATTGTTAATCGTTTATCAGTTGCTTTTATTAATTCTCCTACTTCTTTTTTAGAAACACCTTCAACAAAACCTTTAACAATTGTGTCTGCGGTTGTTTCTCCCATTGCACCTGTAGTGGTGTTATAAGCACTTCCTGTAACTTTACGAACAGTAACACTACCGCCTACAGCTTTAAGAACCTTGCTTGCTGCTTTTCTAAAGCCTTTAGGTTTTACTGGCATTAGATCCTATAAGCAATAACTGATCCTGCACTTGTTTGAGTAATACTTGTGAAAACTCCTTCAATTTCTGTGCTTGCTTTTAAGTCAATTCCAGAAACAGTCGAAGACCCATTCTTAGTGACATTGGGAGAAACTAACGTAACAGTCGAATCTGTTAAACAAGTAATCTTGCCAAACCTCCCAGTATGGGCGTTTGTATCTGTGATGATGAGTGCAGCAGGATAAGAAATTCCCATTAGCTTCGTTTTACAGCAATGTTTCCGGGTCCACTAATTCTAATGCCTGTGAAGTATCTTTCAAACATTGGTGGAACACGATCAGCACCAACAGCACCATAAGAATTTGGAGTTGCATCCAAAGATCCAACTTTTATATTCTGATAATCCTCTAATCCACTAAGTCCAAGACCATCTTTATTGTTATTCAAATAAACAGATAAAACAGCTAAAGCTTTCTTTATTTGATCTGGTATTTCTGTGTCTGTAAAATAATCTGTCGTTATACGAAAAGGAAAACCAGTTGCATAAGTATTGATATAAGTATCAGGTTTTCTTACTCCTGTTCGTGGCCATTGTAATGCTTGCGTATCTGTTGCTCTAGCACCTAAAAATCTTTCTCTATCAATTCTTTGAGTTGCTGAATATAAAGCTCTGTTTTTCTGATCAGTTGTAGCAGATGCCCATGCCGCAACATCATCATCCTCCACAAGACCATCAATTAAATCTTGCGTATCAGAAAGAGTTAAATAACTGTTTGCGCTAGCTGCTCCTGCTGTCGCTACTATCGTTATTGCCATTAGAAGAAACTTTAGGTTTACGCTTACGTTTTTGTTTTGGCTTGACAGGAGTAGAGGCCACCTGTGCGGCAGCCTCCCTTTCCTTCATTCGCCTAAATGCGAACATTCCCATTAGCTAGATGCGCCTTTTATAAGTGCATAGTTAATGACAATTGCTTGGCTTAAAGAACCACCAGAAAGATTTCCAACAGTAACTTTAAAAGAACCAGCAGCAACAGTAGAAACACAGAGCCAGTAAGCACCTGCTGTTCCGCCTGATCCGTGATTAACCACTACAACGTCAGTTGCAGCTACACGATCATTGTTTACTTGAAATGTAACTTCTGCGCCGTCTGCTAAAGCAGCAGCGTTCATTGTTACCTGACCTGACTCTGTATTTAGAGTTACAGCCGTTCCTTTATTAGTTGCTTGAGTAACAGTTCCACCAGTTGTGTAACCAATGGCCTTACCAGCAACGGCTTCAAATTGTGATGCCATAATTAGTTACCTCTAATCCTGAGCAGAAACATTGGTCGCTC